CGTGCCAGGTACGGCAACCGTGGTCCAGCTAGGCGCCGTTGCACCGGTATTGACCGTGAGCACCTGGCCGGCCGTGCCGATCGGGAGCCGGGTTTCTGCGCCCGATGCACCGCCATAGACGGTGTCACCCGCCGTGGTCATCGGGTTGGTGCTGGAACTGGACCATGCAATGCTGCCGTCGGCATTAACGGTGAGCACCTGGCCCGTGGTGCCCGATGGCAGGAGACCCCAGTCAACGGCCCGGTTCGGCAACCCTACCGGTTCGGGGGTCGTGGTCGTGTCGGTGACGTAGACACCGACTGGGATGGCACCGAGCTGGGCATCCTGGCGGTTGAAACGCAAACCCATAGTTGACCTCTGCTTTCAGTCAGATCCCGCCGACGGGGACCACGACGTAATTGATGGTGCCGGCGAGCGTCCCCGAGCCGGTCATCTCGAGGTCGAGGGCCTCGCCCGGCGCGCACGTCAGCCAGGGGCAGGGTGAGAATGGCAGGATGAGCTGCCCGTTGGCAGCCAGGGTCACGCCGCCGGTCGCGATGCCGGTTGTAGTGTGCGACTGGAGGTTGACCGTGGTGAGTGCCGCGGACGCGACCAGGGCGATCTGGACGACCGCGATCTGGTAGCCGGAAGGCGGCGCGGCAACGATCGTGCCCGAGGCGGTGATGGATACCGCTTGCTGGTGCGCGGTCAGGGGAAGCGATCCGTAATGCAAGACGCCCACCTGGTCGGAGACGGGCGTCGTGGCCTGATAGGGCATGGTTTCCTCTTTTGCTGTCGCTCCCTACGTTCGCTCAGAAAATCCCGGGGTGGCGGTCCCCCGGGCGCCGGTTGCTAGCGGGCTTGGTAGATCAGGAGTAGGCTTTTTGCACTTGACCGACATAGCTGCCCGGGGCGATGCAGGTGATCATCGTGATATCGATGGCGGAGGTGCTCGTCGAGGGGACACCCGAGCCGCCGCCGTACCAGATAATGCCGGACGGCCAGGTGACGGTCGATGCGGACGAGGCGCCTTGCTTGCTCCACATCTGGATGGTCTGGCCAACCTGGACGTTGGTGAACGTGAAAGTGACGGCCAGCGTGGTCGCGGGATAGTTCACCTGGAACAACCCGCCCTGCGACCAATCGAGGTTGGTCGTGGCCGTCGCCGTGACGGCGGGAACAACTGGTTGATTGGGTCCCGGCCAACCCCGCCAGTTCTCGCCATTGCTGACGACACCGAAGCCCAGCGGGGCGAGCGTGTCGGCCGGGGTGTTGACCGTGCTGGTGGCGCCGTTCAGGACGACCGACGTCGCCACCGTGTTCGAGAGAATCATGGAGCGTTCCTTTCGGGGGATCAATTCACGACGGCGAGATAGACGCCCGGCGCGGTGCAGGTGACTTGAACGAGGTCGATGGCGCTGTTCGTGCTGGAGATCGTCGCGGTGGCCGCGGCCGTCCCGGCGACGATGGTGCCCGTGGGAAGTGTCAGGGTCGCGGCCGTCGAGCTGGCCGGCTGCTTCAAGAGCAGGAAGATCGTCTGGCCAACCTGAGCATTGGCGAAAGTCGGAGCGAACGCGTAGCCCGTTGTGAGCTGGTACTGAAAGAGACCCGCGGCATTCCAGTTGATCACCGTGCCGGTCGTCGTGACCGTGACCGAGGGGGCCACGGCGTAAACATCACTGGGAGTGAGCCCCCAGCCGCCGGGAGCGGGCTGCCCTACGGGACTGAGCCCTTGCGCCGGGGTGAGCTGCGATCCGATCGGCTCACCCCCCACGATTCCAAGCTGCATCGTCCACCCCTTTTAGCAGTTGATGATTACGCCGAAGTCGGGACGGATGACGCCCAGGGCGTAGCCGAAGTCGACCGTGACGAAGAGGGCCTGGTAGATGTGGACGTAAGAGACCATGACCCGCAGGGGGATGCCCATGAGGTCGAGGTAGGTGACGTCAACGACGTTGCGGGCCTCGTCCGGCGTGGCGATCGGCCGCAGGGCCAGGGCGATGGCGTATTCGTGCAGGGCCAGGCTCGTGTAGGACAGCACGGTCGCCAGGTGACTCGAGTCGGTCGCTCCCGCGTAGGGCTGCACCAGCACGATGTCCGAAGCATCGGTGACGGTCGCGATCTGGTAGGGCGTCTTCGTGCTGTCGGCCGCGAACTGTAGCCACTGGCCGGCGACCAGGTTGCCGAAGAGACTCGAGCTGGTGACAGCCGTCGAGCCTGCGGTCACGGTGACGTTGCCGCCGAGGATCGTCTGGATGCGAGCGCTGGTCGTCGCCGTCGTGGCCGTGCTGGTCACGCCGGTCGTGACCGCGGCGCTCAAGGTCAGCGAAGTGTCGCTCTGGATCGAAGCGACCTTGTAAGTCGTCTTCGATGCATCGTTGCCGAACGTGAGATAAGAGGTCCCCGCGGTAAGCTGCTGGGTGAACACGGTGTTGAGCCCGGTCACGACTGCCGAATTGTAGGTAACGCTGACCTGACCATAAAGGATGGTCCCGGTCGACGTGGGCATCTGCTGATCCCAGATCGGCTGGAAATTGAACGCATGGGCCAAGTTCGCGGACTGCCGCGCCTCACTGGCGATGGCGGCGGAAACCAAGCTCTCCTGCACCCAGGCCGAGTCGCCCAGCATCTTGCGGTACACGTTGTTGTGCACCATCAGCCGGAGCTTGTCGGATTCCTCGAGAGGAACCTTCTGGTCAGCCAGGACATCCCAGGCTTTGAGCTGGTCAGTAACCGCGACCTCGCCCTGCGTGGCGCCGATGATCGGAGCATTGCTGTTGAAGTTGGCGGGTGTGATCAGGGCCGCGATCTGACCGTTAAGGTACTCACGCGCCCGCTTGTAGAGCGGGTCGAAGAACTTCTGAGCGAGGTCGACCGCAGTCTGCCATTGCTCGAAGTCCTGAAATTGGAGGGCCGCACCCGCGCGGGTCTGAAAAACCAACGGGATGTAATTCGGGTTGACCGTGGTCGCGGTCAGGATGCCGTTGTTGATGGCCTGGAGCGGTCCCACGTCGGGAAAGTAGACGTCCACCGTCTTGCCGATGCGCGCGGCTTCCGGCTTGACGTCCTTGTAGACGGCGTCGAGCAACGCGGTGCGCCCGACCTTGGCCTTGTTGTACTCGTCGGCCCCGGCCACCAGGGTCTCGAAAAATGCAGCGAAATTGTTGGCCACGAAGGGGCCTCCTGGAAAAACGAATTGAGAAAGAACGGGGGAAGGGGAACTCAACCACGGAAAGCACGGACAGGACCACGGAAAAGAAATGAAATTCTCAAACTTCTTTACGTCTTATTCCGTGGTTGTTCCGTGTTTTCCATGGTTCAACCTCAGGGTAGCTTGGCGCAGTCGCCGCCGTCCTTGCCGGGGCCAAACCGGTGCCCATCGGTCTTGTTGCTCAAGCCGTCCTCACGGCCAGGCCCGAATTTATGGCCATCGGCCGGGGTGGTGGGAAATCCCACGATCGGTCCGGCCGCGCGCTGATCGCCTGCGCCCACCTTGGACGGCTGGTGGAAGGCTGCCTGTCGTTGCTGTGCGGCGTTATGCTCGGCATGAGCCCGTGCGGCGTTGTCGATCTGTCGTGCCATGGGGGAATCTCTTGGGGAACTTAACCACGGAAAAACACGGAACAATCAATATCTAAATTGATTTATCTATTGTGTTTCCCTTTCCGTGGTCCTGTCCGTTCTACTAACGGTCAAAATCTTCGAGGCGTGCGCCGATTTCCTAATGCCTGATGGACTCGGAAGTTGTAGGAAGCACCGAAATTTCGGCGCTCATCGTTCACTCGTGCAGTCATGCGGTTGCGGCTTGGCCGCGCTGGGTTGTCCGTGGTTAAAGGTCTTTCAGCGGAACCGCCCACCGATCGCCGCGTCCCGGATCAGCTCGCGGTTTTTCGGATCCAGCATAAACTTGGGATCGGCCCGCATCTCCTGGGTGACGATGGTGCCGTCGGCGCCCTGATTGCGGCTGGCGCGTCCGCCGCCGGCCGGCTCGCCCGCACTACCGATGTCCAGCCCATACTTGGTGCGTGATGTGGGCCTGGCGGCCTCCCTGGCGGCCGTGGTGGTGGCGTTGTCCTCGTGGTCGAAGGCGTAGCCGGCATCCTGCTTGAGCTTGGCCACGAGGCTCTGGAGCGCCTTCTCGTCGATCTCGTCGGCCTCGGCCTTGTAGCCGCTGACCTGCCAGAGGTGCTTGAGCGCGGCGTCCTTGGCCTTCGCGCCCTTGGCCAGCTCGGCGAACTTGTCAAAGTGGCTGCGGTCGCGGATCGACGCCTCCAGCTCGCTGATCCGGGCGGCCTGGGCGTCGGGGCTGGAGATCTGGGACTTGAGGGTGTCACGCTCGCCGGTGATCGTCTCCAGGGCGTCGCGGTATTCGTCGCGCTGGCTGGTCAGGGTTTGGAGCTGAGTAGTCAGGCTCTCGACCTGGCGTTGCAAGACATCGAGGGCGGTTGTTTCTGTCGGCACGGGAACGGGCTCCGTTGGGGTAATGGTTTCGTCTGGCATCAGCTAAGCCTCTTCGCTCTGGCCTGTTTTGCGGCCTTCTCGACCGCCTTTTGCTTCGCGACCCACCCCGCCCCCGCGGGGCGTGGGCCCAGCCCGTCGCCCTTGACGGGCCCGGCCTTCGTCGCGCTCTGCTTCGGCTCCGGCGCCTTGCATGCCGCGCCGCACCGGCCGCACTTGCCGTTCATACACATCTTCCGTGTCCTGTCTGTGCTGTCCGTGGTTCAATCGCTTGCTTCGCTGCTTGACTGCGGGCCCGTGACGTCGTTGACCGGCTCGTCTTCCTCCGTCGCCGCACCGCTGGCGTCATCCTTTTCCGGCGCTTCTTGCTTGGGAGGTGCGACGGGGTTCTGCTTGGGCGGTCCCTTCTCCTGGGCCTCGGCCTCGTCCTCGGCCACCTGCTCGATGTGCGCTATCGCCTGATCGCGATTGAGCCCGTAGCGCTCCATGCAGACATTGACCCTCGACTTGAT